GGGGCACTGAAGGTCGCAGCCCTGACCTACTCGTCCTCCGGAGGCAACGTCTTCACTGAGGCCCTGCCCCAGCAGCCCGACGTGGCAGTGGCCATCAAGTCCTTTGGCGGGGGTGCTCCGTCCTCGCTGCTCCCCTACAACGAGGCCAGCCTGCAGATCCTGATCCGCGGGGACGAGGACCCTGGCACGGCCCTGGCGCTCTGGGATGCCATCTTCGCGGTGCTCCAGGGTGCCCCGAAGCAGACCCTGCCGGACGGCACCATCCTGATCTCCTGCCTGGTCACCCAGGGAGCCCCGGTGAACATCGGCCCGGATGCCAACGGCCGTCATCGGCTGTCGATGAACATCAACGTCGAGGTGGTCAACTTCACCGCGAACAGGGTGGAACAATGAGCGGTCCCACGCTGCCCTACCTGGCCACGCTCTACCTCCCGGTAACCTGGCCCCAGTCCAGCGAGACCGGGGCTGTGGTCCGGGAGGATGACTCGGGCATGTTCGTGGTCACGTCGATGGATGGCCTGCTCTACCAGATCCAGTACGCGGGCGAGGAGCAGGTGATGGTCACGGCCGACACGGGGACCACGCTGACCCTGACCACGCTGCCGGGGATTGTCCCCTCCGCCACGGTCGTGGTCCACGGGGCCTGGGCAACGGACGGCATTCACACCCCCTGACGTGGTACACTGGCGGGGCTTAAGCAATCCGCTCCAGATCCCAGGAGATCACCCACATGGCGGTAACGAAATTCCTGGCCAGGGACCTTGTCCCATCGGTCAGCATCGCATCGGTGTACACCCACATCGGTGGGATCGACACCATCACCCACGCGCCAAGCAAGACCACGTCGGCCTCGACTGACTTCGACAGCAACGGCCGAGCGGAGCACATCGTCGCAGAGCGCGGGGACACCTACACCCTGGCGGGCTGGTTCCTCGAGGACGAGTCCACCGGATCGCGCGATCCTGGCCAGGAGGCCCTGCTTGCAGCCAGCCACCTTGTCGGTGCCGCGGCCTTCATCAGCGTGAAGCTCACGTTCCCCGGCGCTGGGGCGATCTCCTTCAGCTGCACGGTGGACTTCACCGGCCCGCATGGTGGACGGAACGACATCACGAAGTTCCAGGCTGTCCTGGAAGTCACCGGAGCCATCACCTACATCGGCCTGTCCTGATCCCCATGACTGGGGTCTGGGACACGCTCGGGGTGTGGCCTGGGCGAGAGTTGAGCGCGGCGCAGCAGGCCAACGCTGCGCTGCTCTCAACCGAGGTCAGGGAAGAGGTGGTCAGCGCGGTCGTCGCGTCTGACCCGGAGACTGCCATGGTCCTCTTCCTCAACCAGGGAGTGGCGGGAGGGATCGCCGTGCTTCCCCTTCGACGCCTTCGCGGGCGGCTCTACGGAAGTCTCCAGGGGACGGTTGGCTTCGACATCGCATGAGTACCGACATGGGGCGTGACGGCATCGACGGAGGGGAAGACCTGCAAAGGACCCCGGCCGGACCGGGATTCGACTTCCCGACGCTCCACCACAACAAGGAGTACGGCCATCATTGACTTCGATGCGTTCCTCAAGGAGGAGCGGGCCAGCCGCGAGCCTGTGAAGCCGGTGCTCATCACCATCGGTGGGAAGCAGTACCCGCTGCCTCAGGACCTGCCCGCGGTCATTGCCCTGGACATCATCAAGCTCAAGCGTTCCGCGGACGGCAAGGACGCGACGGCCAGTCCGGAGGCCCTCAGTGCCATCGGGGAGGCATTCTTCGGGGCTGAGGTCTTCCGCCAGATCCTGACGGAGAACCGGCTGGGCATCCAGGACCTGGGCAATCTGATCACCGAGTCCTTCAGGGCTTACAGCGAGATCGCAGCCACCCCGGACCCGGTCCCAAACCCGGTGGCTCCGGAGGAGAAGACTTCGATCTGATCGAGGACTGGGTCCTGGTCGAGTCCGACTTCCAGCGGGACTACGGCATCGACCTCGTCCACGGTCTTCGGGATCTGACCTGGCGACGGTTCGCCACTCTTCTCCGGGGCCTCGGGCCAAACTCTGCGGCAGCGAGCCGGGCCTACTTGCGCAAGTACGCAAGGACCACGGACGACCCTGAAGAGGCCCTTCCGATCACGGATCACGAGCAGGCCAAGTCCGCCTTCCTGGCAGCCTACGGGCACCAGGCAAAGGTGGTAGTGTAGCACCATGCCCATCGGTGAACTTTACGCGCTCCTGACCCTGCACGCAAAGCAGTACGAAGACGGCCTCGTCAAGGCTGAAGCCCAGGCCAAGGGCTTCTCTGGCGGGGCCGCTGGAGCGTTCGCGGGGGTCGCCAAGGCAGTCGCCCTGGCTGGCGTGGCGGTCACCGGAGTGGCAGTCGGGATCGGGATCAAGGGCCTCGAGATGGCTGACGTCCTGGACCGGGCCAAGGCTATCGTGGTCGCTGCCTACGGCAAGACCGCTGGCGCGGTCGAGGACTGGGCGCATAAGAACCAGGTGGCCCTCGGGGTGACCGAGACCGACCTGGACAAGAGCCTGTCCGCCTGGGGGGTCTATGCCAAGGGCATCGGCCTGAACACCAGTCAGGCTGCCTCGTTCGGGGAGGGTCTGTCGCAGCGCGCGGCTCAGATCGCAGCCGACACGGGCCAGTCCTACGACGAGGTCTTCTCCGCGCTGGAGAAGGGTGTCCAGGGAGCCACCAGGGGCCTGAAGACCTACGGGGTGGCCATCGACCCGGTGGTCCTCCGGAACGAGGCCCTGGCCATGGGCCTGATCCACGGCAAGGAGAAGCTCGACCTGCACTCCAAGGCCCTGGCCACTGAAGCCCTGATCCTGCAGCAGACCACTCCGTACGTAAAGGCCTTCGGGACCGCCCACGACTCGGTGGGCTTCCAGATGAAGGACATCGGGGTCATCATCGATGAGACGATGATCTCCATCGGCCAGGCGGTGGCTCCCATCGCCGCGGTTGTCATGCCCGCGCTCCTCAACGGGGTCCAGGCGGTCTCCGGCTGGATTGTCGCCAACCTCCCCACGATTGAAGCCATCTTCGGTAAGGTCTTCGGGGCCATCGGGACCGCGGTCAGCTGGGTCGGGGGAGTGGTCACGGCCTTCGTCACGGCTGCCATGCCCATCCTGACGGATGCCTTCAACACCCTGGTGGACAAGGTCCTGCCGGGAGTCGAGGCTGCCTTCAACTGGATCGCCTCGAACGTGATCCCGGCCATCGGGGCAGCCTTCGACTGGGTGACGCAGAACGTTCTCCCTCCGCTCAACGACGCCTTCAAGTTCCTGGCGGACAACTTCGACGTCATCGGACCGGCCATCGCTGCGGTGGTGGCAGCCGTCATCATTCCGGCCTTCGTTGCCTGGGGAGTGGCTGCCCTTACCACTGCTGCCGGTGTCGTCATCGCCCTAGCCCCGATCATCGCGGTCATCGGAGTGGTGGCCCTGGTGTTCAAAGCCCTTCAGATGACCTGGGAGATCTACGGGGACAAGATCAAGGCTGGGATCGGGGTCGTGGCGAAGTTCATCGGGACCGCCTTCGACAACCTGAAGCTCGGGATCAAGACCGCGTGGGACTTCATCGTGAACGTGGTCACCACGGCCATCAACGTCATCACGGCTCCGATCAAGATCTTCCAGACCCTGGTCAGCGGGCTGTTCGATGTGGTCCCGAACGCCATCAAGACCGTCATCAACGCGGTCATCGGGGTGGTCAACGGGGTGATCGACGCGGTCGACTCCGTGAAGCTCTCGGTTCACGTCGGCCCGGTCAACTGGGACTGGGCCGGGATTGGCATTCCGAAGTTCCACTACCTCGAGACCGGTACCCCGAGCTTCTCCGGTGGCTGGGCCATCCTCGGTGAGAAGGGTCCAGAATTGGCCCGACTCCCCGGTGGAACCTCGGTTTATCCCGCGGGTCAGTCGAAGTCGATGCTTGGCGGGGGTGGGGCCACCATCACCCAGTACATCACCGGCTTCACCACCGACGAGGTCACCCAACAGGTGCAGCTGGCGCTCAAGCGGGATGCCCTGTCTAAGGGCCTGGCGGGAGGCCTGGCATGACGACCGTCCTCTGGACTCCGACCTCGCAGTCGCCCGTCTCCTTCGCCACCGGGGTGGCTGCAGGCTACCGCATCCAGGACCTTGACGGCCTGGGGCCGGTCCTAGCCTCGGTGATCACTACGAAGACGCCTGGCCAGCACGGGCACACCGTCCAGGACGTGAAGATCCCGCCTCGGATCATCACGATGACCTTCCTGATCCAGGGCACGAGCATGGCGGACCTGTGGGCCAAGCGCTCCGCCCTGGCAGCCTCGGTGGGGCTCGAGACCGTGGCAGTCCTCAACACCTTCCAGGGTGGCGTCCTGACGCTGACCCGCGGCTGGTCGCTGCCCAACATGCAGATCACCGGACTGGTTACCGACCTGCACATGGCCATGATCCCGAAGGGCTCCTCGGGCATCCTCCCTGCGGACATCACCTTCCACTGCCCCTGGCCATTCTGGACCCCAACGTCGGACACCACGGTCAGTGTGCCCACGATCAACACCCCGGTGAACTGCAACAACTCAGGGGACGCCACGGCTCCAGTGACCTACATCATCGGACCGATGGCCAGCCCGATCATCACGAACGTCACCACCGGGGCTGTGTTCAAGATCAACCACACCATCGCCGCGGGTCACCTGCTCTACGTCTACGCAGGCCAGACCTCCACGACGGTCCTCCTGGACAACGTCACGAACTGGGCGCAGTACATCGACCACACCTCTAAGGCGATCACTCGCCTGTCGCCTGGCACGAACAACATCAAGTGGTCGGGCGGCGCACCGACCGGAGCCCTGAGCGTGGTCTACCGGCCCGTGTCCCGAGGCCTGTAAGCGATGACCCGCGTCGCGATCATCCAGACCACGGACCTTGGCGCGGCCCTGTCGGAGCCTGAAGCCTACCCCATCGTCCAGTTCGACACCCTGGACATCACCCCGTCCTTCTGGAATGGAGACACGGTCCAGGTGGTGGCCAAGGTGGCAGCTGTTGGGGCGGCGTCCCTGGTCCCCAATGCCTTGATCTGGCTGCCGGACGAGGGCAACAAGCTCTTCATCATCGAGCACGTCGAGACCGAGCTTGACGGCACCACCAGGGTCGCCTCCCTGATCACCGCCTCTGGGCGATCCTTCGACGGCTTCATCGACACCGAGCGGATCATCGTCCCGGCAACGGACTACGACACCCAGACGTCGGTCGTGGCAGAGACGGCCATCAAGCACTACGTCAACGCCTCCGCAGGATCAACTGCCACTGCCACGCGACAGATCCCTAACTTCCAGACCGTGGCTGACTCGGCCAGGGGTGGGGCCGTAACGCTGCAAGCCCGGTACCGGACCCTGGGGTCGACCATGCGTCACATCGGCTACCTGGCGGGGATGGGCTGGTACTCCTTCGTGGACACGACCACGGGCCTGGTCAACTTCGACGTCATCGTCCCCACGGACCGCACGGCAACCGTGATCCTGGACTTCGACCTTCAGACCATTGACGAGTGGAATGACAAGCAGGACCTTCTGAACGCCTCCACCGTGACCTACGTCGGTGGTCAGGGCTACCTTGCCCAGCGCACGGTGGTGATCCGCTTCCAGGCAGGGGAGCCTGCGGGGCTGTCCAGGCGAGAGGCATTCGTCCCTGCCGGGGACCTGGCCAGCACAGACACGGCTGGGCTGAACGCGCGCGGGGACGCCTTCCTTGCGGCAAACGCACCGCTCCGGGTGACTTCAGCGACAGTTACCCCAGCCGGGATGTTCCAGCCCGACGTCGACTTCTTCATGGGCGACCTGGTGACCATGACGGACACCGAGACCGGGGCTCTTATCGCGGACCGGGTGACGAAGTGGAAGAAGCACTACGACTTCTCCGTTGTCGCTCCGAGCTACATCATCTCCGTGGGTAAGCCCTTCCCCGGTGCAGACCCGGAAGACGTGGCCCCTGGCGTGGCGGTTTCAGACACGACCGTGGTGGCCTCTCTCGTCGCTGGCCTGATCACGGCTGGGTCGATCACGACCGGGTCGATCACGGCGGATAAGTTCAACGCCACCCTAGCCCTGGTCAGCAAGATCATCGCGGGGACCGCGGGGTCCAGCCGGATTGAACTGGACAAGTTCGGCTTCCGGGCCTACGATCTGCTGGGAAACCAGACCATCTATGTCCCGACTGACGGGTCGGCCTCGACGTTCACCGGGGCCATCATCGCCGCGACCCTCGAGGCCACCGGCCAAGTAACGGTCGACGCGGGTCTCTCCCTCAGCAAGACTGCCACCGGGACCCTTCAGGCTGGTGTCCTGGCTCCTGGTAGCGCTCCGGTCTTGTCGACTGGCTGGCCCACGCTCCAGGACGCGACCTACCTGAACAATGCCCAACAGGGCTCGAGTGCCCGAATGCTTTACAAGGACCCGGTCGGTGGTGCGGGCGGTGCGACTCCGGTCTACCTCTGCTACAGCAACGACTTCGCGGGCAACAGCTACATCGATGAGATCAAGGCCAGCGATCTCTCGCTCGACCGGCGCACGAACATCACCTCGAACCTCGTCCTCCCCACCGGCTACGTCGATGCCTTCGGCTACCCACTGGGAGCAGCCATCTTCTGGGGCACGCGTCTGGGGACCAACTGGTACTTCATCTGGATGCTCCAGAAGGTCAGCGACAGCACCTATCACAACTTCCTGGCCCAGATCCCACGCGGGGGAGGCGCAGGGACCTTCACGGATCTCTCGGTCAAGGTGACGGGTGGGGACAACACCCCCATCACGACAGACGGGACCAACCTGTTCATCTGGGATGCCTCGACCGGAGCAGGGCTCTACAAGTACAACTCGTCGGGAGTGTGGCAATCCACCGTCACGCTCACGGCCCCTGGTGGCCTGCATAACACGTCCCAGTACTCGCAGGCGATCACCTGGGATGGGACGAACTTCTGGGCGGGCTGGTCGGATGGGTCCATCGGGACGCCGGGCATCCGGTACTACGCCTACGCGACGACGGGTGGGGCAGCTGTCGCCAACAGGGACTTCCCCATCGAACTGGTCACGGGCAGCAACACCAACCTGTTCTGGGACAGCACTCTCGGGACGTTCATCGGCGCAGGCTTCGGTGGGACCAGTCTGATCGGCTACACGGCCTGGGACTGGACGACGGCAAGCGCGAAGTACTGGGTCGGCGTCGCTTGGTACGACGACGCAGGGACGGTTCACGAGACGGCGATCGGGCCAAGGTCGTCGATCGTGATGGATCGTCGCCAGCAGCTCACGATCACAACCACAGCGATCCCGGTTGGCGGAGCCGACGATCCTGACACGGTCAGGGTCTACATGCTCCCGTTTGCTACCGCCCCAGCACCTGGCGCATTCTGGCTCCAGGTCACGGACGCGCTCACGAACCGAGTCCTCACGAACTACACCGGCTCGGGCACGCACGACGGCGCGGGTACGGCGTTCCCTGGCGGCGCGGGAGCCATCCTTCGGTCCGCAGACTCGGCCGGCTTCATCCTGAAGGGCAACGGAGTCATCGGCTTCAAGGGGACTAGCAACCCGTCGACCGGGGTGGCCGGCGACCGCTACTTCCGCGATGACCTCGACGCGATGGTCCACTACGATGTGGCCAAGAACTCCTGGACGGGCGGCGCGCACCAGGCCTTCCAGTCGGGCGATGTGGTCGCCGCGTCGGGCTCGCTCGCCGACCTGACCGGCATGACCGTGACCGTGGGACAGGGGCCCTGGCTGGTCACGGTCACCTGCTACATCACCGTGCTCGGTTCGGGTACCACCAAACCTTTGGCCGTCTTCATTCTCCTGGCGGACGGATCGCAAGTGGGGACCCAGGAAGGGATCTGGGCACCGGCAGTCATCGGCGGAGGCTCTGGTTCGGGGGATGCAACCGTGACCCAGACGTGGCTCGTCACCATTGCGGCTGGTGCGACGGGTCTGCTCAAGGTCCAGGGCGACAAGACGAACACCAACAGCACCTTCACCTTCCGCGCGACGCACAGCAACATCACGGCCATCCCAGTTCACTGATGCTTGCCTCCCCGATCCCCGCACCTGTATGATATGATCCGACGCATGGTAGCCAACGGAGGAGATATGGTGGAGACGGTAGGATCGCGTCCGGTCCCGGACCCGACCGAGCTCACTGACAAGGCCATCGCCAGGGCGATGTCGGCGCAGAAGGACTACATCGACGGCCAACTTGGTATTCGGGACGAGCGCCTGGCTGGGATCGACGAAGCCACGCGCCTTCGGCTCGTCTCCGTCGACCACATCCCGGATCAAATCGAGCTACAAGTCCACTTCTCGCGCGATCTTGCGACAGCGGAACTCGCCGCCGACCGGCAGAGCATCGGCCAGCTAATGCACAACGGGACGACCTTCCTGAAGCTCGGTTCTACGTGGACGAAGACCGGGACGCCCGGCAACCTGTACGCCTTCACCGAGATCAGCTACCAGATCGTGGCGACGTAAGATGACGGCAGGCGAGGAGGACGACATGATCGCTGACAAGGTTACCCGCGCACCGGTCGGGCGACACCCCCTGCCCATCGCGCTGACCGATGAGGGAGGCGACATCACCTACACGCAACCACTTTCATGGCGCGATGTGGGTCGGATGGTCGCGGAGTCCGAAGCACGCATCCAGCAGACCCTAGGAGGCATGGAGAGGGCCATCACGAAGGTCCTCGACAGCCACGAGGAACGATTGCACGACGTCGAGGAAGTTCAGGTCGGGACTAAGGCCTCGATCAACACCGCGGCCCAGTTCTTCAAGTTCGGACGCTGGGTCCTGGCCACGGTCATCTCAGCCTTCGGGGTCATCATCATGGCCATCGCAGCCCATATCTTTCACTGAGGGGAGACCACATTGGCCTGGATCGGAGAGCTTAGTCACCTTCCAGCTGGCGTCGTCGTCGAGTGCGTCACGTGCTCGGCCCTGAACGCGGCTGTTCGCGCGGTTGGCGCATCACCCAGCTTCGCGGAACGCGAGGCGCTGCGGGCCGCGGAGGGCGCACCCGCTAACAAGGGCACCGACCTCGAGCACGCGCAGGCTGGCCTGCTGAAGCGCTACAAGTTGGCATCGCAGATCGTCAATGCCTTCTCCGCCATCAAGGCCGCGGTCGACGCGGGGAAGAGCGTCCTGATCCGGGGCGAGTACTGCTCGCTGCCAGGGGCCTACCGATTCCAGTCCTCGTGCGCCTTCAGCCACTGCATTCTCGTGATCCCCAGCAAGATCTCGGGCTGTGGCTTCATCGTCGACCCGCTCGACTCCCGCGCCAACGGCCAACCCCAGGGCAAGGACGTGCCGTGGAAGTTCATCCAGGCCTACTGCGACTCCGACAAGGACAACGCGCTCATCGTCCGGGGTCCGGCAGCCCCGGTCCCGCCACCCCCGCCACCCGCAGGAGACCCCACGACCATGATCTACACCTACACGGGGCTCAAGACCGCCGCGGTCCTCCCCAGCACGAAGTACACCCACGAGGTTGGCGGACCGGTCGTCGGCCAGACCCCACCCGTGGCAACGCGCTTCCTGGTCCTCTGCTACTCGGCAGACGGCAAGCAGGCGGCGCTGGACGGCCTGTACCTGCAGCCAGGCGGCGCTGTCCTGAACGCCTGCGGCTGGGTGCCCACGTCGGCGCTGACGGCCTTGGCTGACGCCATCCCGCCTGTCGCTCCGGTCCCGCCTCCGGTGGCCCAGCGGACGGTGGTTGGTGTTGACGTACACTTGTCTGACGGCACGTCAGCCACCCTAAAGTAAGGAGCCCCATGGGTACCATCAACAGCATCCTCGCCAAGGTCCAAGGTCTCCTGAACGGGGAGCCCCTCCGCCTCGTGGCCTACGGTGCAGACGGTGTCGTCATCATCGTCAGCCAGATCGCGGTTGTCACCGGCATCTGGCAGAACGCCCCGAGCCTGGACGTCATCCTCGTGGCAGTGACCGGGGCCACCGCGCTCGTCACGGAATTCGTGCGGAGCATCGTCTCCAGCCCGAACACGGTCGCAGCCCTGGGCGGACCTCCGGCTCCCTGATCTCGGCCCGGAACGGCAGAGCCCCTGGTGTAGGCCAGGGGCTCTTCTGCGTCCGTCGGGATGGTGCTATGCCTGAACGAACGTGGCGGTCAGGCGGCCCTTGCCGTTGTCCCCGCCGCCCGTGAGGACGAGTGGGAGGAAGATCCCGGCCTTGACGATGGTGCCGAGGGCGCTGCGCCCGTGGTGTTCGGGCGCCCAGATCTGCGACTGGAGCGCGTAGCCCTTGCGGGCCATGTTCGCCTGCTCCTTCACGAGTGCCTTCGCGGCGTCGTTCGCCTTCATGACCTTCGTGGTCCAGACGACTGGCTTGAGTGGCTTCGGATCGAAGACCAGCTTGAGTCCGTTGAGCTTCATGTGAGGTTCCCTTCGGTTGCGGTGCCTGAGGTGGTGGTGGGTGCTGTTCACAACCGGAGGATGCTCCCACCAGGGGCCGCTGTCAAGGGCCGTGGCCCTGATCTGGTGCGTCGGTGCACCGGCCGCTCATCTCGCGGAATAAGGGGGTTTCAGACCGGCAACGCTGGCCGTTTCGCGAGCGGCTCGTGGTAGTGAAGCGCGCGGGAGTCCTCGTGGCCCCGAAACTCGCCCGGAGCGTGCTTGTGCAGGCAGACCGAGCATACGATGGCAGCGGCCTCCTTCAGCCCACAGGCTGCGCACTCCACGTCGAGCTTGCCCGTCTGCCAGGGGCACCAGGCCTGATGGGGCTTCATCCCGGTCCGCGGGCCTCCGCAGATGGTGCAGGGCTGAAGCCTCATCACCAGCCCTCGGCCTTGCGGTCCTGAAGCTCGACCGGCATCGACATGATCTTCCCGCGCTCCGGGGTGGTGACCCACAGGGCCTGGCGGGCAAGTTCGGGCCGGAGGTTGTGCAGAAAGGCGTAGGAGTTGTAGCCGACCATCGACCCGCCCATGATCAGGCCAGGGATGTCGATGAACTGGTGCAGGTGGCCCAAGACCATCAGGTCCATCGGCATCTTTGCCGCTGCCTGGCGGATGCCCTTCCGGTGCTGGCCGAGCATCAGCGGGCTGTACGGTCCGGAGATCCCGGACCCACCGTGGAACTGATCACCGTGGGTCAGCAGGTGGTTGCGGCCGTACAGGGGCACGTTCAGGTCGGCGGAGTCGGAGACCTCGACCACGACCTTGCTGCCCCGGTCGGCCAGGCGGTCCCGGACGATGGACCACAGCAGCCACTCGACGTTGTCGTGGGGTCGGCCGACGAAGATGGGCTTGACCGACAACCGACCGTGGTTTCCGACCACGGCGTGGACGGAAACGGCGGGGTACTCGCTCTCCAGGGTCTCGAGCGCGGAGAGGACCTGGCCGGACCAGAAGAGCACGGAGGCCAGCAGCTGGTCCTCGTTGTGCTGCTTCAGTTCCAGGTGGATGTCGCCCGAGAGGAGGTCGCCCGTGGCGGGGATCACCAGGCCCTCGATGCGGACCCCTGCGAAGTAGTCGCGCGGCAGGGTGATGACCTTCTCCACCCAGAGCTTGAACCGAGCCAGGGCGATGCGCCGGTTGTAGGCATTCAGGTCGAAGATCTCCTCCGGCTTGACCACCTCGTCCCAGTGCGTGTCGGTCAGCTGGGCGACGATCAGCCCTGCGTGGCCACCCTTGCTGGCTCTGGCCTCCCACTTCGGAGCCTCGAAGCGTGCGGCTCGGGCCTCCTTGAACATCCCAAGCTCTCGGCGCAGGTCCTTCTGCTCGGCCGTCATGTTCGCCACCAGGGAGCGCAGGCCCCTGGTGTCGAGGGCCGCGGTCGACGCTGCTCGCGTGCCGTAGGACCGGCTCTCGCCACCCTCGCTGACCGGGATGTCGTGTCGTCGTCGGTTGTCGGTCATCGGGTCACCTTCGTCATGTCTTCGTCGGCCAGGGTCCGGCCGGTCTTGATGTCGGCCACCAGGGGAAGGCCGTGCCAGAGCTCTGGCGTGGTCTCCATGATGGCACGTACGCTCGCTACCACGTCCGTCACGGCGTCCTCCCGGACCTCCAGGAGGACGGAGTCGTGGACGATGCTGATCGGGTGGGCCACGTCGGGGTCCAGGGTGTCGGAGATCTTGGAGAAGGCCATCAGGTTGATGTCGCTGGCCAGGCTCTGGATCGGCATGTTCACGGCCTGGCGCTGCATCCCGCGGACGGTGTTCGAGTCCCCACGCATGAGGAAGAAGCGGCGTCGACGGCCGAAGGGTG